AGCTGTTTTCCATTCTGCTGTTAAAACTTCTGGTGTATACAAAATTTTCTTTTGAGGGGACCATACGAAAGTTTTACTGTTAACTAATTGTAAATAATCTTTATCTGCTGAAACAATAATGTTTGTATATTGTTGATTTTTACTAACAAGATACCCAATAACATCATCAGCTTCATAATAAGGGATAACAACTACTTTTATAGGTAAATGTTTTAAGAAGCTATATAATAGTCTTAATTGTTCCTGTTCATTGTCTACTAGTTCTTTATCATCACCAATTTTAACAACAGAAAAGCGTTTCTTTCTACCTCTTTTTCCTTTATATTCTTTATATACACTTCTTCTTCTCATCCCTGCATCAGGTCCGTCAAAACATACAATTACTTCTTGAACTTTAAATTTTTCAATAAGTTTTTGTATGTTTACAACAGAGCCGACAAAACCACCTACTGGTTCTCCGTTTGAATCACTTGCATCAAAAGCAGAGAACATACGATAAAACAGGTTGAAAGCGTCAATGTATAATACCCTATATGTCGGTTCCATGTATTTTTTTATTTAAAATTGTTTGTATGTTTTTCATTTTTGTAAACGGTATTCTAATCAGTTTAATGTTGTTTTTTTTACAATATTTGTTTTTAATCCTATCTCGTTTTTTTAAAGTTTTAAAATCTTGTCCTTTTAATTGTTCACCATTCATATAGGTTTTTGAGTTTGAATGTTGTGCTCCGTCAAATTCAATACATATATTATAATCAGGTAAATAAAAATCAAAACGTAGTTGTCTTTTATATTTACAATCTTTAAAACTATATTCTGATAAGTAATTTATATTATTTTTTTTTAAATAATCTTCAACTAATCTCTCCCCGATAGAACTTTTACACCTTGGACAACCAGCACCAGAGTAAAAATGATTAGTTGTTCGTTGTATAAACTCCCCGTGTTCTGGGCAAATAATAGTGATTTTATCATCTTTACTTAATCCTGTGTAAATAGTTTTTGAATAGTCATATCTATCTTTATACTTTTCTTTTAATAGTTTTACAAACTCTTCTGTAGTTTGACCTTGTCCTAGTTTACCTTTTCTTTTGTTTCCACATTTACTACAACCAGATCTTCCATATAAATGTCTAGAAGGAGCTTGTATAAATTCACCGTGTTCTAGGCAAGTAATAGTGATTTTATCATGTACAGTTTTATATATAGTTTTTGAATAGTCGTATTTATTGTTGTGTGTTTTGTTAGCTTTTTTTATAAAACTTTCAGTTGTTACTCCGCGACCACGACCTGTTCGACTTACCCCACTAGTTAAACTGCCACATTTTTTACAACCACCATTGTGCCAATGACTTTGAGGCCACTGTAAATATTCCCCGTGTAACGGGCATATTATTATCACTTTTGTTTTTTGGTTTTTGTAAACTGTTTTTGAGTAGTTATATTTGTTTCCATGAATTTCCTTTGAACGTTTAATATACTCTTCTGTTGTAATTTTCCCCATTACTTTATAGTAAATATAAGAAAATTAGTAAAAGTTAGAGATTAAAAGCATCTATATAAAGTACTTTGTAGTCTTTATTTTCCATAAGTTTTAGTTTTCAGTTAATTCCTCTTCTTCTTCCTCGTCATTGATTTCAGTAGCAAGAGGAGCTCTTACTAATTTAGAAACTAATTCTTTTTTAATTTCATCATGTAATTCAACGTCAGCTAAAATACCTTTAAACTCTTTACGTTTAAATTTACCTACTTCTGGGTGATTAATGAATTCAAATTCAGTAGAAGAAAGTTGTCTGATAACGTTATACTTAACACCATAATCTAACCATGCATCTTCTTCCATGATTCCTTGTGAGAAAATAATTGTAAACTCAGCTTCTCTTTTTGGAGGTCCGATTTTATTTTTCTCCGTTCTTGCAGTTACTTGATAACCAATGATTACCTCATCACCTTTTGGTTTTTTAGGTTTTTCAGGTTTAGAACCTAATTTACCTCTTTCTTGCCACTCTTTAACTTCAAATTCATATTGCTTCAACATTTTCTCCCACTCTTGTTCAACAAAAGGGTCTGGAATAACTACTGGAGATTTTCCTAACAATTTAATTCGTAATGATGCTGCAAATGGTAAAGCTTTACCAGAAGTTGTAGTAGTAGGGTCTCCAAACATAACACCAATTTTAGATCTTGTTTGATTTACAATATATAAACAAGCATTTGCTTTTCTCAAGAAAGGAGAAATTTTTCTTAAAGCTTTACCGATTTGTTTAGCTTTAAGGGTATTAAGCATCATGTTATTGTCATAATCTGCTTCAACTTCAGCATCTGTAGTCATTTGAGCTAAAGAATCGATAACAATAAAGATTGGTTTATCTTTATATGCTTTGTTGTTGATAATTGTAGTTAGATTTTGTTCCATTGCTCCGAATACTTCTTCAATTGAAGTTAAACCAGAGATAATTAAACGATTCAAATCAACACCACAAGCTTTCATCATTTCTCTAGAACCTGCTTGCTCAACGTCAAAGTAAATAGGAATACCTCCCATTTTTTGACAATTAGCCATTGCTTGGAAAGCTAAAGTTGATTTTCCTATTGCTTCTTCACCGAAGACTTCTACGATTCTACCACAAGGCCAACCACCTACTTCTTTATTAGAAATAACAGTGTCGAAAATTGCTGAACCTGTTGAGATATACATTTTAACGTCTGAAAACATATCAGCACCAGAAGCAGCAGCTCCAGTAAATAAATTGTTTTGTTCTGTAATTAATTGTGAGAAAATATCATCGACTTTTGATACTTCTTTTTCTTTTTTCGCCATTAGACAAAGAGATTATATGTTAAACTTATTGATTAACTAGTTGAGAAATAAAAAGGGTATATTTCAACCCTTTTTTATTTTTATTTGTTTATTATTTTTTTAGACTGTCAAGTTTTTTATTTGACGGACCGTTGTTTTCGTCTTCCTCGTCTACTGATGTAGCGTCTAATTCATCTTTTCTACGATCTAAATAACCTTCTAATGCTTCTAAGACTTTCTCTTGTGGCATTTCATACGTCATAACTTCGTTTAAAGGTTTGATTTGTTCTGCCCATTCAGCATTTTGAGAAGCTGAATATGCTTTAGCAATAAGTTTTTTATCTAACTTATACATATCTGTTGGGGCAGCTTGATCATTGTAAGATACGATAATTTTTTCTGGTCTTTCTGTTGAATAGAAAGGAGCTTCATCTTCTTCTAGGTTTAACAACCAGTTTTCAAATTGAGATAATACTGATTTACCGTAACCCCACCATTGTACACCTGCATCAACTTCATCTAAATTAATAACTGGTGAATAATAACGAATTTTTAATTCTAAAGGTTTCCATAAATTGTAATTACCTTTCCAATCTTGTTTTTTTAAATCTTCTACAACTTGACAGATTACACATTCTTCTCCACGGTTGTGTTGAATACATGCTACATCTTTCCAAGCTTGATCTAATAAATTTTTGTGTGTTCCCCATTCTAAAAACGGATCATTAGAACCAAACGGTGTTGGTAATACTAATAAGTTGTTCTTTCCAGGTTTTGCTTTGAAGTACTTAACTGTTGATTTTGTTGTAGTTGTTGTTGTTTTGTTTGCTGAGTTCATGCGTGCTAAACGCTCTAGAGTTTTTTGCAAGTTGTTTGCTGCTGACATTGAAATAAAAATTAAAAATTAATAAATAAAGAATTGTGAAATATAATGATTAACGAGTTACGTAATTTTGTAACAAGTTTGGGTCATTTTTGATAGATTGATGAAGACGTTCACTTTCTAAAGAAAGTAATCCTTTTTTCCAGTTAGATAATCTTTTTTTGAAACCTATTAAAGTTGCAGAGTTTGGAACTTTAGGTAATTTGGGAAGAGCGTTTTTGTAATTTACAACGCGTGCTCGTGATTTTAAATCACTTAATTGAAGAGTTAAGCTAGAAATTTGTTCTTCGAGAGAAAAGTTTAAAAGAGTCATAAAAAGATAAATAAAAAGTTTATAAAGTTATTTTTAATACAAAGTAAAAGTGAGCATAATCTATCAAAACTTCAACTATAAATAGTTATTTTTTTAAGTTTTTTCAATGTTTTTTTATTTTCTTTGTATAAAAATGTCTTCTGTGAAAGCATTTACTACAAAACTCGTGTATGTACCTTTCCATACAGGGGTTAGAGTTTTTATATTCAATTGATCTGCAATCTCCAAGGTGATATCATAACCTAGAGACATATTATGTAAAGAGACAGATACCAAGTAAAACTCATGATTAATGATAGTAAAGAGGTAATTATAAGTTGTGTGTAAGTTCTCTAATATAATAATTTTAGCTTGTAATTCTACGAGTTGTTCTTTGTACTTTTCATTCAACTCAACTTCAACTGCATTATCTGCAGATATTATAGGTTTGTAATAGTTATGCTTTTCATCATATTGAAATTTCATGTTAACAAATCTTTGTTTAGGGTTTAAACAATAGATTACAGCTTGTTCCCCTTCTTGTAAGTCTGCTGTAATAAAACGTTGTGGTTCTTTAACTATATTTTTCTTCATTGTTAAAAGTTTAATCTCCAGATATTTCTTCTCATATCATCTTGTTTCTTTTCCTGTAATTGTTTAAAGTCTAATTTAAACTGATGTGATTTACAATATAATACACAAGTTCTAGAGCAATACTTATACATCCCTCTATCTCTTTCCCATTTTAAAGTCCATGTACCTGATTTACAGAAAGGGTTTTCACACTTCTTCCACAACTGTTGTTGTCGATACCAATGTTTTCTACCTTTACTGTGAAACTCACTCTTACACTTCTTAGAACAAAACTTTG